CTCGATCCAAAAAAAATCGGCGGCCCTTTCTAAAATAACCCATTTACAATTATTTAAAGACTAGACCGCCTCAAAAAAAACTTAAAAAAAGTGTACAATATTGTACAATAATATATATCATGCCTCGACGCAAGAAAAAACCAGAAATCGTGAATGAAGCGGAAATTGAAAAAATTCGTAAATCATTAACCAAAACAAACATCAAGCTTAAAAAAATTGCACTCACTGAAAAGCAAAAGCAATTGTTACAAATCATCTTTGATAATGATAGCAAAATAATATTCATAAGTGGCCCCGCGGGCACGAGCAAGACATACGTGGCCATATACGGTGCTCTACAGCTTTACAATATGAACAATGAGCGCGGCATCACATATGTACGCACCATCGCAGAGAGCGGCGAGAAGAGCCTCGGCGCGCTTCCCGGAGAAATGGCCGAAAAAATCAATCCTTACATGATGCCAATGAATGAAAAGCTCGACGAGCTGTTGATTCCTGGCCAAGCCAGCACAATAAAAGAAAAAGAAATAGTAAAAGGCATGCCCATCAACTATCTTCGCGGTGCAAGTTGGCGAGATGAAATCGTGATCGCCGATGAAAGTCAAAATTTTACCTTCAAGGAATTAACCACATTAATGACTCGTTTGGGCGAGGGCAGCAAGTTGATCATTTGCGGCGATCCAATGCAAAGCGACATCAATGGCAAAAGTGGATTCGCGGACATGTATTCAATCTTCAATGACCAAGAAAGTCAAGCTCGCGGCATACACACATTTCATTTTGGAGCAGAAGACATACTAAGAAGCAAAATATTAAAATTTGTAATCAGTAAAATACAAAACAAAAAAATATAGAAAATATTTTTATGTCCTTTACCGTTTCAAGTTATACTTCATCAATATCATCATTTCAAACTGATAATTCCAGTCCAATTGCTGTTTCTGCAGGATATTATGTTGAGCCAAGTATGCTAAATCAATTGAGTTTTCCGACTTCAATAGATCCTTCGAATTCAAATAATTTCATCAGTATTGGCGCAACGACATTTAATGATTCTGGACCCATAAGCTTTAGTGATATTGGTTTATTTATTGCTGAAGCAAAGGGTGATGTGATCAATAATTTTAGTTTAAATAATTTATTTTTAGAGGCAAATCAATATGATATATCTTTATCCGGAGAAGCAGACTTTCTTAAACCTCATAAAGCAAGTGAATTTTATGGTTCGACAATAGCAGGTAATTTACCGCAAGGTCCTTATGGTAATTATTATGCTTGGGTAGAAGTTTTGAGTTCTGAAGGAGGGTATGGTTTAGATTCAATTATAGAAAGTAACCCTGTTGCAGACGGATGTGTTAGGGTATTAGCAGAGAACGTTCACCCTAAAACAGGTCAATCTATTTTGGCGGACAAAAAATTTTTAGCATTCAAGTTAAAAACAAATGCTCCCGCAGGAAAATGGGTAAAATATACAATAAAATGCTTTAATGTTTTACGCAATATTAATCACGAACATTTGCAAAACGCTTGGGTATTGGCAGATTCAGAGAAGTATTTTGATTTCTATTACAGCAATACCAACGGTAAGTCAAATTTAACCCCTATGACAAGCATGGTGAAAACATACACTTCGCTTGCAGGTTTTTCAACAAACAAGTGGCTAAATTATGGAGGATGGGATCCCAATAGAGGTATTGGAATTGGAGCCTTTCAGTATTCTATTGTACCTATAGGGGAATATTATGATTCTTCTTATCAAATATGGTTATTTACTGACCCGGCTAAGTTAAACAATACAATTATAGCGTTTAATGATAACGGTACGATTCAATGGGTTGGGGGTAACAGAATAACAGAATTATGGAGAAATTTCAGACCTTCAGAATTATTTAATAATGGAAAAAACATCTTATTGAATTATGGAACTTATATAAATTTTTTAACAATTGGAGATAAAAATAAAGCTTCTGTTTTGAGAATAATTTATGATTTAGTTAGAAAAGGAGAATTTGTGGGAACTAATTTCTATGGAGCAAGTTCTGATATCGGTATTTATCTTCATACTTGGGGGGGCATTCAAATGAATCGAGATAGAAATCCATTGTTGATACATTCTAACGGTTCAACTAGCAGAGTAAGCTCTACATTGATGCCGGCAATTTCAGATTATAGATATAATAACGATTTAGAAATTAATAGTACTGATGGCCATGCAGATTTCGAAAACCTTCATACTGTATTGCACTCTGATTATTTTGATTATTCTTTAAGTAATGAAAAAACAAATAGATATGCTTCTTTTGGTGACATGTATGAGGGTGAAGGTGCTCGAGGTTATTATTATCAAGAAGGTTTGGCGCGCATACAAAATTCTAATGGATCATATAATGAGGCAACTGCATATGTTTATTTTCCTAAAAATTGTTATCCTGAGGGAAATATATTAATTGAAGCAGATAATATTACAGATTTTGGTTTAACAAAAGTTGAAGATAGTCCCGGGAATTATGGTATAGTGTCTGGTCAATTTTTATTGAATTTAGAGAGTATTGACTCTTCTCGTAATATTGACCCTCCTTCTGTTGCGGAAAAAAATACTGCCTTAGAGATTTGGGAAAATTTTTACCTAAATCGAGAAGCTTATTATGTAAACAATTTAAACGAAGTTCAGTTGAAAGTAGATATGGGAGATTCAAATACGCAAGGTATTGGAAAATATACATCGAATTGGTGTCATGTTAGAACTCCTCATTACGTTTACCACCAAAATAAATATAAAGAGGATCTTCTTAGTCAACATCAAAGAGACACATTTAAAGCTTATTATGATAACATTACTTTAAGCTCTGCTCCGCAAGCTCCTACGAGAAGCTATTATCGATCAAGTTGGAATTTAAATCATAAAACATTGGGGAAAATGCTAGTTCCTTCAGATTTGCAATTTAATGATGGAAATAGCTATTTTCCAAAAGACATAAACAGTATATTTTTAACATATCATTTTGACATTCCTGTAAGATACAAAAATTATATAAGTATAGCTTGTCAATATGTGACTGATCTTTTGAGATATAGGATTCCCTTGCAAATAAATATCAAAAAAATGGATCAAGATCAATTAAGTGAAGGTAGAATGATGACCACCTCGAAGTTTATTGATTCATTTGTAGGTAATATTGATGCGAACGCATATTATGTCAGCAGTAGCACGAAATTTCTTACAAACTTTGACGTTTATATAAACCAAGAACTGTTTTTCTTGGAAGACGAAAACCTTTCTAAGGTTGGATACCTCAGTTCAGACGATGGAGCGTTCACAAAGTACGATCAATCAAATAGATTCACAATGATGTTTATTCAACAAATACTGAGAGGCGCGTTTTTAAATTCACATACTATAGGAAATTCAAAGATATTTGTTTCCTCAACAAGTAATCCTGATTATGGACTTTATGCGAGTCATTGCCCTCCTGGATCCGGAGGAATACAGGTATTTACATGGAATAATAATGGATTCGAAAGACTTTCGGATACTCAGCGCGTCGTGACCAATCATGGATCTAACACTTTTACTTTTCCCTTGAATTATGGTAAAAAAATTACAATAGATCATACCTTAGCAAGCGGAGGTATCAATATAACAAGTTTTTCTTCTACACAAAATTCATGCACAGTTACATTCTCTCGGGTAATAAAAAATGGAGAAAGTGTAATATTTACAAACTCTTTTGCTGTGATGTATAACTGGTACTTCCTCGTATCGTATGGGGTAAGCTCTTTGTTTCAACATATTGCCGCTGGAATTTCTATACATAAAGACTTTTTTATAGCAGATTCTCCACAGATCGAGGAACAACTTACTGGAGCGACTTATGGATACGAAGTATTGTCCGAAAAATGTGTTGACGTCAATCAATATAAAAATCTTTCTACTTCTATCAGCTTCATAACAATGGGTTTTTTACTAGACATGGGTCTAGAATTAAACACATTAACTTCAGAAGTTATTTCTCAAGGTGATATTTTTTTATTGGGCAGCAAAAAAAATCATTATGGAAGTCATGCTTTTATGGATAGATGGCATCAAGATAAAGCAAGTGTTGTTATCCTTCCCCAAATAAACCCTGATTAATGACGAAATTAAAAATACAATCTTGTCTAACCGAAGCTCCCAGCGAAATATCTTGTTTTCGTGATATTACATTGTATGCAAAAACTTATATTTTTGAAGATGTATTGTTGGAATGTGAACCTGGTGCGCGCAGTGCATATTGGGCTTGGCTCAAACGTCACGGCGCACATGATTTTATCAGCGACCTGATACTTTCAGACACAAAAGAGCCCGGGTATAGTATAGGAACTACCCCGGGCTACAATATAGTAACAGACCGTATAGCCTGCTATAACCTTAGCGAAATTATTAGCTCGCTTCAGCGGTTTCGCTTGTAACTTCGTCTACTGCTTGTTGAGCAGTAGATTCTGCTTCTTGACGGCTTTTTTGTACTGTCTCAAGAAGTTCTGTTACTTGTTCGTCACTCATACCCTTGACTTCTTCTTTGCCTTGCTGTAATGCACGACTTTGAGCCAATTGTAGAATTGCGTTGAGAGAAACCTGAGATAGCGCTTCACCTAGTGTTGCGCGACTGAGAAATTCATTCGCTAGTGCAACCGCAGCGTCATTGCGCTCGGCTGATACGTTATCTTCAGAACTGTTACTATTTTGGATATTTTCGTCTGTCATATATGATTATATTATAGGTTATATTTTTTTAAAGTATTTTTTTATGAATTGGATTTTTTTGTTGTTGTTCTATTGCTTCGATGATCATTGCATTGTAAAATGATTCGGTTTGTAGGTTGCGTATTTGTTCGCGTTGATGTTCAATAATTTCATTTTGATCCCACATAAACCAAGCCATATAAAAAAACAAAAGTAAAACACTGATTCTAGTTAATGCATCATTCATAGTACATGATAACAAGTAAATCGCGCAATTCTATATAAAATACAAACAAAACGTGTAATATAATAAATGGCACAAAAAACAATCAAAGATTTATCTGGTCTCTCGGCCGAAGATTTTGATCCAAATCAATATTGGTTAGTTGTTCAAAAAGGATCTCGAGTTGGAGGAAGTATTTCAGGCGCAACATATCGTATGTTTGCTTCTGCGGCGCTGTTAGAAACATTTGTTGATTCAGAGTATATGGATATCGCGCATGTTATTTTTTCGCATCAGGGAAAATCGTTGCAGTTTGATAAAAATAATATATTTTCTTCAAATTCTAGTGTCGATATATTGTTGGAGTTTGGTTCGAATTTGCTTATGTCTTCTGCTCGAGTGATTAAAAATTCATCTAGTAGCACCTGCACTCTTTTAACTAGCGATGGTATTCAAGACATTCAAGTGGGTGCAGATGCTCAAAGGTTTGTGTTGAGTGAATATACCGACTCAAATCAAAACAAATCTATTGTTTCTGCAGATGTATCTGCTTCAACAAATTCATTTAAGTTGACAAATTTAAAAATAGAAAACGAAACTGATCAAGGAGCTCTTGTTTCCTCTGCTTATTGCGCGGCCAAAGTCAAAGGATTAGTTATAGCTTAAATATGCAACGCAAATCGATAGCTGAACTTGATGAATTGAGTATAAGTGAATGTCAATCACAAAATGATTTGCTGCTTTTGGACACAGAAAATGAAGCCCCCAAAAAAATAACTTTATCTAATTTTATATCTAAATCAAGCATTCCTCGCAAACCTTTTTATAGCACCGATTCATTTACAGTTAATATTGCACAGAAGCGCGCAGATCAAGTTGTGTCAAAAACCATAACAAATACAAATTTATTGAGTCAATATTCTGTTTTCGATTGTGTGATAGATTTTACCGTATCGCTTGATGATTCGGAAGTTTTAGACTTCGATGACTCTCAAGAATTTTTGAGATGTTTACCGCGATTTCATTTGATAAAACGAATCAACCAAACGACTGCGTATTCTATGAATTTCGAGGGCCTATCTGGTATCGATATTCCGTCCTCTAATTTCATCAACTTAACACAACTTTATTTGAACAAACAATTTTATACTATTTCATGCACATTGTCTGTATCTAAGAATTCAATCACATTTGGTAGCTTATCATACCAAACAAGTGACAATAGAAACATAGATTTCAATTTAAGTACAAAAGTTGATGTGTCAATATCCGCACAAATATAATGCCTCTACCTACTCCCAGAAAAAACGAAAAAAACAGTCAATTCATGACTCGCTGCATGACTCAACTGTCAGACAAAAAAGAATTTAAAGATGCCAAACAACGTACCGCAGTATGTTACAGCCAAGTTGCGCGCAAGAAAAAGGGTGATCGCGGCTAACTTTTTTTACTTTTTATTCGTTTAATTTCGTCGGGCAATATTTTTGCCACTTTATCAAGCTTATTTTCCATCATCAATTCTGCAGGAGTCGCGCCATTTAATTTTGCGTTTTCTGTTTTTAACCAACATGTTGATTGATAAGAATTTAGATTTTTACTGAGTGTTTCTAGGATGTTTCGTTGTGACATACCTTATATTACACACAAGTCAATAAAATTAAAAGTGTACATCAATATATGGGACCAATATTAAACACTATCATAGGTGCCGCGATCAAGCTCGGCTGCAATCTACTCAACGCATGGTTGGATCAAAAACGTCAAGATCAACTCGCACTTGCTGCGCGAGATGAAACGATGCTCAAGGCATTAATCGACAGCCAACAAAAAAATAGCAGTGATTCTTTTGTCAAAGTGTCTCGTAGAATATTATTTATGAGTATCACTTTCACTATGTGTTTTTTGATGATTTATTATGCAATGAATCCACAAATAGAATACAACATCATTGTGCCCAAAGGAGATGGAGGAAAGCTTGGCTTTGTAAGCTGGATATTTGGTGGCAAAGATTGGGAGATGGTAAAAATGACAGGAGGATTGATGTTAGCTAGTTTTATGGATTTGTGTTTTATGGTGGTTGGATTTTATGCGATACCAAGTAAACGTAGATGAGATATATAGGATTGTGTTTTTTATTATTTAGTGGTTGCGTAAAAAAGTTTATACAGAAACCGCAAGAAATAGCGGAAAAAGCTTCTCCTGGTCAAGAAAATAATGTATTATATATTAGTGATGAATTGCAAAAGCTTGATATTTATGGACCCTTGTTATGGTTCTCAATTATAATAGGATCGGTTATGCTTTTGGCCCTCTCATCGAAATTGTTTAAAAATGAATAGCGGACTTGATATAATTAGTGTTTTAACGGGTGTAGTTTCAGCAATCACTGCTGTTGCGGGTATGTACTTTAAAATAAGGTACGATGAAAGAAAGAGTAAAGAATTTAGCTACGATCCGAATCAGCATAGTAGCATTGTCACAGCTTTAGAATATGTTCTTGCAGAAACCGAAGCTGATAGAGCATATGTTCTTGAGTTTCATAATGGAGAACACTACTTTTCTGGAAGAAGTCAACAAAAGCTAAGCTGCACATACGAAGTGGTTAGCGAGGGAATCAGTTCTGAGTGTCATAAAATACAGAATATTCGCACCTCAAATTTTCACGGCCTCACAAAAGATATAGCATCAGAAAAAACATTTAAGTGTCCAAATTTAGAAAAATATACTGATGATATAACATTCAAATCATTTCTTGAAGATAAGGGTGTGAAAAGTATGTTTGCTAGACCAATCAAAACATTAAATGGTAAGATACTTGGTATCATCATATTAGATTACGTAAAAGAGAATCGAGTATGGAGTGATGAGGCTGAAGAATTTGTCAAGAAACAAGCACGCGTAATTAGCGGTTATTTGATATAATTATATTTTAAGCTATAATATAAATATATTATGGCTTTCTCATATTGTCCTCATTGTGGTTTTAAAAATATGTACTCTGTTCAGGCACCAAAATTTTGCGGTGGTTGTGGAGAGGGTATAAACATATTATCTGCGGCTAAAACGAGTTCGACCAGCGCAAGCAAGTCGACACCCATCCGTCGAGCTCCAAAACGACGAACTCCTGTTCAACATGCAGAGATTGACGATCCTGATGGTACAGATGTATACGAAGTGCCAGATATAACCAAATTTTCATACAGTATCGAGCAAGACAAAAATAAATTTAGCCTCAAGGATATTATTCCTCTCGAAGAAATAGAAGCTATCAATAAAGATGATCAACCCAATCCTCCTCAAAAAAAAGCGAAAAGACGTGGCCGACCAAGAAAATCCTGAATTCACTTACGAGGACAAGTCAGAAGAAATTGATCTTGAAATAAAAAAAAGAAGAGGCAAGTGGTTTTTAGATTCTTTAGCATGGTTTGATTTTGATGATGTTGAGCAGATCATTCGAGCTCATATTCATAAAAAATGGCATCAATGGGATCAAAGAAGATCTCTCAAGCCATGGATTAACAAAATCATAACCAATCAAATGAAAAACATTTTGCGCAACAATTACAGCAACTTTGTGAGACCTTGTCTGAACTGTCCATTCAATCAAAATTGCGCCACAAAGGATGGAGGAGAGTCATCTCTATGCGGATTCACTAAAAGCGGCTTGCAGGACTCTTCCTGCCCATTGTACGCCAAGTGGGAGCGAACCAAGAAGCCTGCATACGGAATCAAGATGGCATTAGCCCTCGAGAATCATACTCACGAGGTTGGATCCATGCGAGATTATAATTTTGATATTCTTGATGCACAAGCCAAATTAAACATTCACATGCAAAAAGAATTAAACGAAAAACAATATCAAGTATACGAATTATTATTTGTTCAACACTTGGATGAAGAAGAGGTCGCACAAAAAATGGGATACAAAACCAGTGAAAAAGGTCGCAAGGCTGGCTACAAGCAAATAAAGAATTTAAAGAAAATGTTCAAACAAAAAGCGCAAGAAATACTCGAGCGTGAAGATGTCATATCCTTAAGAAGTGACCCGCCATGGATTTAACAAAAAAACAAAAAGATATTATCCGCGAGAATGCTGGTAGCATCACAGATTTAACTGAATTGACTCAATTAGTTTTTCCAGAATTAGAAAATATTGATGGTCGCAGCAAACAAGGTAGGGCCGTTAGAAAGTTTCTTGCTGATAACGAAATAAATTATGAGACCCGACACTTTGGTGCGAAAGACCCAATATCTTTAAATCAAGAACAAAAAGATTTTATTGATAACTCTATTAGTGATGGTATGACTTGCAGTCAAGTTGCGGGCATATTGTTTCCAGAAGCAAGAATAACAAAGGTTGGTCAAGAATACGTTGCTATTCATGCATACGTTGAAAGCAATGAACACCTAACAACTCCTGCGATTGAAGACGCGGCCTTTAGGAAATATTCTCCGCCCAAAGCTCCAAGCAAGATCATAAAGAAAATAAATGATTATGCTCAAACCCGTATTGACGAAAATAAATTGAGTATGGCGGAAAGAAAAGGAATTGAATCGTTAGGTGGCTTTCTTGCTTCTCCCCGCTTTATACAAGTTATAAATAATTATGACAGCCAAGAAGATCGCGATTTATTTGAGGCAGAATTTGTGCGTGCAACCTGGGACAAACCAGATTTAACAAGTGATGAAATTAATTTATACATCAATGTATGTATGGATTATATACATTTAAAAAACATACAAGGCGCAATCAATAAATTGAATAGAATGTTTGATGAGGCAGAGGATCAACAAGATCTAACTGTTCGATTGGCCGAACTATTAAAAACAAAAAGCGAAGAATACAATCAATGCGAAAAAAGAATGGAGTCACTCATTCAAAAACTTCAAGGCGACCGTTCAAAAAGAATCAACACAAAACAACAACAAAACGCTAACATTCTTGCGCTCGTACAATTGTTTCAAGAAGAAGAGGAGCGTGAAGTTATGATCAAAATTGCCGAGCTTCAAAAGCAAGCTGCGCGAGAAGAAGCCGATCATTTAGAGTCCATGCCAGACTGGAAAGCTCGAGTGCTTGGCATATCCAAAGAAGATGTCATCTAAGGAAAAAGTATTGTATGGAAAGTGTTTTGTTTGCGATTCTCCAGAAAAAGAAGAATCCGCAGCTTTAAGCTTTGGTTGGCGCCCAGGACAGCCAGAGTTTTCGTTAACAATAGATTCTTGTACAATTGATGGTGGTGGAGCAGTTGAGGGCTTGAAGTTGAGCTTTTGCAGAAATGTGATCGTAAAAAACAGTCAGATATTTGGTGGTAGTGAAGATTGCGTTGACATTGTTCGTGGAGAAAACATAACCTTTGATAATTGTACATTCTTTGCTAATTCAAATACAACACAACATATAACATGCAAGGGTGGTGCAAAAAATATAACATTTAAGAATTGTAAATTTATTGGTTCTTTTAAAAATTGGTGGAATGGTGCATGTATCGATTTGGGCAATTGGACAGATTATGATGATGTTGATCGTCCAATGGTAAGAAATGTACATATAATTGATTGTGATATGCAGCAAATTGATTGTGGTATATTGTACCGACGATTATATTCTGAGACACCTCATGTGTCAAACACTCGAGGATTTCGATTAAATATTCCAAGAATATTCGTGAATGTATTTTGGTGGTTGCAAAGAAAGGGTATTGTTGGACATAGACGGAGATTTCCTGAGAGTTGGTTAACAATATACGGATTTGAGTTATGATAACCTGTAAAATATGTTCCGAACAATTTGAAAACGAAAAGAAATTGCACATGCACTTGCGTTCACACAAAATTACTCTTGCAGAATATTATACTAGGTATTATCCTAGAAATAATTTACTTACCAAAGAACCTTTGCCATTTAAAAATAAAGAACAATATTTTGACCGCGATTTTGCCAACAGAAAACAATTATTAGATTGGTGCGCAAAAACACCAGATGCACAAGTAAAAGAATATATTCTTGAATTGCTTGATCGAAGAATCAAACGTAAGGAGTTAAGGTTTGGTCCGTCGCATGTAGAACTAAAGACGAGTGACATGCCAACTGTTGATTTATATCAAAAACATTTTGGCTCATATAGCAAAGCTTGTGATTTGGTTGGAGTTAAGCCATTATTTAGTACGCGATTGCCAGATGAATGGCAAAATCCTGTGCCAGATGATGTTAAAATATTTATTGACACTCGTGAACAGCAACCTCTTGAGTTTGACAATTCAGAATCATTAAAATTAGACTTTGGGGACTACGCCGTGGGTAGCAATCATTACGATTATACATATGTTGATCGAAAAAGTGAAACAGATTTTAAATCCACACTAAGCAAAAACAGTCTAAACCGATTTAGCGCAGAACTACAACGCACGAAAGATTTTGACAGTTATCTTTTTGTGGTAACAGAAACAGATATGAGCACCATGGAAAAGCGTAATAAATGGTCGCCACACACATCCAATATGAAGTATATTTATCACAACATGAGGGTATTGGCGCACGACTTTTCTGGTCATTGCCAGTTTATTTTTACAGGTAGTAGAGAGCAGTCCCAACAACTAATTCCAAAAATTTTAACGTTAGGTAAGAAATTATGGAATGTTGATTTACAATATTACATCAGCAATCAATTAATATAATGGCTTGGGAAACAGGAAATCAACTTTCGCGCAGAGGCGACGACGACTTTAACAAAAAACTTGGAGAGATTAAAGGTTTTATTGAAGAGAAGGAAGCTAAATTATTGTTGTATAAATTTTTAAGAGAAAATATAACATTCACTGCTGACTTGGTGAGCGGCGTGCAATTGTTTCCCTTTCAGCATATGGCAATCAAGGCTATGTTCGAGACAGATTACTTTATGGGCGTGTGGAGTCGGGGTATGAGTAAATCATTCACCACCGCAATTTATGCATATCTTGATGCGTTATTAAATCAAGGGGTTGAGATTGGTATACTTTCTAAATCATTTCGTCAGGCAAAAATGATCTTTAAAAAAATAGAAGATATTGCCAGCAAGCCAGGCGCTGCATATCTTTCACAATGCATCACACACAAATCAAAAAGCAATGATGAATGGTTGCTAGAAATTGGAAGCAGTAGAATTCGTGCATTGCCACTTGGTGACGGTGAGAAGCTTCGTGGTTTTCGTTTTCATAGAATCATCATCGATGAGTTTGCGCTCATGCCCGAGCGTATTTATAATGAGGTTATCATACCATTCTTGAGTGTTGTGGAAAATCCAACACAACGAGAATCATTGTATAATTTAGAAACCGATTTAATTGATCAAGGCAAAATGAGTGAAGATGATCGACACGTCTGGAAAAACAATAAACTTATAGCTCTTTCTTCTGCAAGTTATAAATTTGAGTATATGTACAAAGCATATGAACAGTTTGAAAGTTTGATACGAAGTGGTAGCACAAAACAAAGCGAAGCTCATAGGGTAATAATGCAATTTAGTTATGATTGCGCACCAAAACAGTTGTACGATCAAAATCTATTGAGTCAGGCGAAGTCAACAATGAGTCAGAGTCAGTTTGATCGAGAGTTTGGATCGATATTCACTGATGATAGTAGTGGATACTTTAAAACATCCAAAATGGCATCTTGTACACTCAAGGAGGGTGAGTCTCCGAATATAGAAGTTTGCGGTGAGGTTGGTGCAAAATATATTCTTGCATTTGACCCTAGTTGGGCAGAAAGTGAAAGCAGTGATGACTTTGCAATGATGGTTCTCAAATTGAATGACGACAAAAAAATAGGAACTGTTGTTCACAGCTATGCACTCAGCGGAACAAATTTAAAACAACACATTTTTTATTTTTATTATTTGCTTACTCATTTTAATATTGTATCTGTTGTTGGTGACTATAATGGAGGCGTACAATTTATCAATGCATGCAATGAAAGTAGTTTGTTCAAGAAAAACAAAATCAACATCAAGTGCCTAAACACAAACTTTGATGATTTGGAACACTACCAAGATAAAATAATAGAAGGAAAGAAAGAATATAATTTAGAAGATAAAACAATTTGTTATCTGCGAAAGCCTACCAGTCAATGGATACGATTAGCGAATGAATTGTTGCAAGCAAATTTTGATCATCATCGAATCTTCTTTGCAAGCCGCGCGATTGACGATGCATACAATGAACAACGCAACAAAAAGATACCCATTCAAGACATCAAGTTTCTGAGAACATCTCAGAGTTTAGAGCGTCAAACAAATGCTGCAAAAATGATCGACTTTGTGGAACATCAATTTGACATGATGAATTTAATCAAGACACAATGTTCACTTGTTCAAATTACGACCTCTGCAAGTGGCACACAAAATTTCGACTTGCCACCAAGTTTGAAACGTCAAACAGGTCCCGAGAAAGCAAGAAAAGATAGTTATTCTGCATTAATACTTGGCAACTGGATGGTTAAATTGTATTATGATATGATGAACGCAAAAACAGAGAATGTTGATTATAGCTTTACTCCCATGTTTATAAAGTGAGTGTACCTTTTGTTTAAATGTCTAAAGAATATAAATACACAACAACTTTTGATAGCGTAGTTTTCGCATCAAGTGATATTGAGAATTCAAATATCAGCAAAGCGTCCCTTGATTCACTCAAGCCTTTGATTCCTCAAAATATAGATCTTGACCGAAACATCGACCTGCTTGGCGTAGCTTTCAACGCAGCAGTAGTAAATAAATTTAATAAAAATGGAGACGGAATTGCCAGCGAAGCAGCTGTAGCAATAAAAGATTACTTCATTCACAAGCCAACCAATATAGAGCATGATCGCGATAGAATTGTTGGACACATTGTATCCGCTGGATTTTCAAGGTATGATGATTCATCTGAATTGATGAGCGATGATGAAGCTTTAATTACCGAAGGCGCTTACAATATCGCACTTGCCGCAGTAGTCTACAAAACAGCAAGTAAAGAGTTTGCTGATCTTGTGGTCAACTCAACTGATGCAGATAGCGATTATTATCAAACTGTTTCCACGAGTTGGGAAGTTGGTTTTAATGATTATGTAATCTCTGTTGGTGGAGATGATCTTCACGAATCTACAATTGTTTCAGATCCTCAAGAGATTGAAGCATATTCTCCTTATTTAAAATCTTTGGGCGGAAAAGGAACATTGAAAGACGGTCGAAAAGTTAATCGCTTGATTGTTGGTGAGATATATCCATTGGGAATAGGTTTCACTTCCAACCCTGCGGCAGATGTAAAAGGTTTGGTCACTCAACAAGGTGAACCCAAGACTGCAGCATCCAGCAGAAATGAACCAATCGACAAATTAATAACAAAAAGTAAAAAAACTTCCCATTCCTCTCAGGAAAATGTACTAAACAAAGAAACCAATAATAATACTATTATGGACAAAGACACAATCATAAATGAATTCCGAGCAGCTTTAGACGAAAAGCTTGGCAACCAAGATTTCTCTGAAGAGAGCGTCGCAAGCATCTCAAAAGTGTTTATCGAGGCTATCCGCGAGAAAGGCGAACAATACGTTGCTGATCTTGAAAAGGCTAAAGCTGAAAAAGACGAAGCTGTTCAGGCTCAAAATTCTCTTCAAGAGAAAATGGGCGAAGTTGAGCAGCAACTACAATCCACTCAAGAAAAGCTTTCAGCTCTCGAACAAGAGAATACTGCTCGCGAATCTGAAGTTCGTTTCAATGCCCGCATGGAGTTGTTGAACGAAATCTATGACCTCGACGAAGAGGATTCCAAGATCGTAGCATCTGAACTTACTGACCTTGACGAAACTGAAGAAAGTTTCGCTGGTTATCAAGAAAAGCTTGCCAAGGTTTGGAAACATAAAAACAAAGAATTTATCGCTGCCGAGCAAAAGGCATTCGAAGATCGCGTAGCTGCAGAA